TCTGAGCGTCCTTAACGAACGTATATCCGGCTGTTACTGTCGTTGTTACTAAACTCATGTTGTTATTCTCCTATCCAACTCATTGAAAATACAGTATATGGTGCATGAAGACTCCTTGCGGCTCCATAATTATGCAAAATATAAACATCCACATAATCATTTGTTGTAAGATCAAGAATATTGAAAGCTCTAGCTGTAATACTATTTGATGTTGCGGTAGATACAAAGTTTCTACCAACACTGGGAAGGTTGGCCACTCCGTTAGTATATAATGCTAATTGTATATATTTATCGTCAATAAATGAAATACCCCTTATATTGGAAAAGGATACATACCGTCCGTTTTTAGGCGGAGTATATCGGAAAAGAACAGGATCATATCCGCCCCCAATATCGCTAATTTCTGTTCCAGCGGTTAATTTAGTTGCTGTTGCAGAAGCAACAGCCTGATTTGTTGCCGCGACAGCTCGAAATGAAGGCGGCTTATTAAGCGTTACGCCTTCCAAGGTAATAATATTATCTATATTCGTTATACTGTAAGTAGCAACATTCCAGTTGGAAGTAGCCGGATTTGTGACTTTATCTTCAACAGCTTCTGCTATCCATAGATCAATTAGTCTTTTCTGAGACGGAGTAAAGGGAGGTCCGGCATTAACCAGCCCGCACACCATAACCAGAATAATTGTTAAACCCAGTCGTTTCATTTCTTCTTCCGTTTCTTATCTTTCTTTTTGTCCTTGTAGATATTGTAAACAAAATTGGTTGTCTTGTGATTGATCTTAGCTATCGTATCAAGTATCGCCTGCCCCTCGGTTGTCATTTGAAAAACATCGTCGCTCATGCTCTGCCAAGAAATCTCTGTTATCGCCCCAAGTTCGCTTATGTTCTTTGCTCCATCAACCCATACCGCAACTGTACCAGATCCTACAGCGTTTGTTTTTATTCCCGAGAGAGTTGTCCCGCCGCAGGAAGCCTTGCCGTCCTGATAAGAAATATAATCACCATGCGTGATAATATTCCCGTTACCCTTCTGCCAGATAAGAGACTCATCGGCATTTGCGATCAGAAACGCACACCCCAAAAGTGCCACGATATATGCGATAATAAAAATAGGTCCTTTTTTCATATTTTCTCCTTATGGGAATACATGTCCACCAGTTGTCTCAAATTTGTCAGCCGCCGCACCAGTTGGATATGACGCTGGTGCTGTACTGGAATTTATACCAGCTATTCCTGCGTCCCTTGCCGCAACTCCGTAATGAGGTTGTGTAGAAAGATTCGTGCATGAAAGAATACCTAGATGACCTAGATTATCTGCCTCATACCCATACAATCCACCTATAACAATACACGTTTTTGTTTCCATTGCACCACCATGTAATGTTCTGAAACCTGTACCAAAATTTGTTCCTGTATTCCATCCAAAACAATATAAGAATCGTCCAAATGAGCTACACTTCTCCATATCGAAAACACCGCCATTTACACTAGAGAAAGTTCCTTTAGCGGCAATTCCTTTAACCTCAAAATCACAAGCATTGTCTTTGAATCTCATAACATCAACATCATTGGTCAATAAGGTTCCATCTATGAATACAGTTTGATTTGTAGATTGAAATGTATTCGTCCATCCCAAAACCCTATATTTTCCGCCACCATAAAACCCATCGAACGTATAAGGCACTGTAGAATTTGTGTAGGTTCCTGCTCCAAACTGGAAGGTCAGAGTTTGGTCTATTGGAATATACTTACCAGCCGCATCAATAAGAGCTTGATTCTCAACGTCTGTATTTGAATTGGTAAGGTTTATGGTCTCGCTTTTCTGAGGGGTCATATCTATTGTGTTGACTGTGAGTTTTGTAATACTCTGCGTCGGGCAGACTACGAGAAAAGGATATGCACCGGAAGTGTCAAGGATCAAACTTATACCGTCAAAAAGTTTGTTGGTCCCGCTCGTACAGTTGGTAGTGAAATATGATTTTGTAATCAAATCCTCTAACTGCGCTCCTGTTTTCAGTCCGGTCTCTCCGTCAAACTTATAACCTCGAACAAAGTTATCAGCCGCCAATACCGTAACGGCCGCAACCGACAGGACAAATAAAATTACCGCAAGTTTCTCTTTCATAATTAGCCTTCTTCCTTCTTGGCAAATAGATTCTGTTGAGCCAAAGACAAGATACTACTGATTTTCAACCGCCCTTGGTTGTTCTGTATCCGCACAGAATATTCAGTATTACGAGCAGAGCGGGGGATGAACCTCAATGCGTGACGGGTATCAAGATCAACGTACACACCGTCATCATCAACGTACATTCCAGCGTTCGGTATAAACAGCGAATTGTCTTCCCGATACGGAGTATGGTAATCAAGATTTGCGTTCGTCTGTACCCAGTCGGCATTATTATTTACATCGTATTTCACTTGGGAATATTCTGTATCGGCAAAAACGTCCACAACTGTATCAAAATCCTTGGTCTCATATTGAACCGTTATCTTGGGATTCTGATGTTTGTAACTAATCATGCACCGCCCCCACCGTTTCGGACTGGCCTCATCACCGTGTATGTAGAATCTTGTCCATATATCAGATGCTATCTGGAATAAAACGGCCTGATCCGTCTGTTCTTCCCAAAAATCAGTATCGGTAAGATCTTCACCAATATTCTCAACCAAGCATTTGTAGACCTTACTGCTACCATCCCATGCGTGTTTACCAACCTCATACCGCTTAGAATTGTCGTAGATAGGCACATCAACTGAAATATCCTCGCTATCAAACCATGATTCCGTAAACATTAATTTCATAGCCCCATCACTATTCAGGAAATACAACTTATCTTCTTCGACAAAAAACTCTACTGGGGTCATAAGTTCGCTTTTCCATACTGAAACCCATGCACCATTACCGCCCGCAGCTTCCAGATCGTAAACCAGCAACTCGTTGTTGACAGTCGAATTTTCTGTTGGAACGGCAAAAATAAAGTAATTCCTGTAAGCTATCGCGCAAGCCGCACTCGCATATTTCCAGTTGATACGGTCTATCAACGGCTGAATCGGCGCAGAAAGCGGTATATCACGCCCCAATACTTCCCCTTGCTGAGTGCGTTCAATGGTCTCTATTGAGCCGTAGGAAAGAAAGGCTATCTGCTCACCGGCAACAGCATAAGCCAGCCGGCCGACAAGCCCTTTGGTCTTGGAAATCGTGTCTATACTGACATAATCCACTAACTCGGAACCTGTAACAACATAGGAATTTGCACCTTTCAACAGGTAAGTAGATGCGTTCTTAAAGCATACCGCATAATCGTCCCTGAACTGAACAATATTAACGAGTCTGTTGTAATCACCCTTATTGATACCGAAAAGCTGATATGTATAATCGTATGTATCGAAATCAAGAGAATCGGAAGCATATATATCGTCGTCCTCAAAAGGCATGAGCCGCCCAAACATATACGCGCCAGCCTTCGTCTGCGGTATTCTGTTCGTTGTACCAGGGCTTGTAAACTCTTGGAAGCCGGTTTCTTCGTCCGCCCCGTCCCAATACAGGGGGTCGTGTATAACGTCAGGAGTGCCCTTAGTGTAGCGAAACATGACGAGCTTGTTATTACCCTGTGTGAAGGTTACTGTCTCATCTACGCCAATCTCAACGCCGGAAGGAAGGGCTATACCGTAGACGTTCCCTTTATCGTGAACAAAGATCGTCCCATTCGTAACAACTAACTGCCTACTGTACTCGTCGGCAAGAAATCGGAAGAAGGTCATGCCCTGCAAACCAATCCATAATTCTCCGGCAAAGCTGAATGGAAACCAAAAACCAGTATGTGTAGCATCATTATACCGCACATTGTCTTCGTTAAACCAAAAACCCTGATTATAGGCCGCCGAATTGAGCTTGAACGCCCTACGAAACCCGAGCCGCGTCTCCGCATTGCCACCCCGAACAACCATATTCTCGCTGTAACGGTACTCTGTTGGACCGAGATTATCACCCACAAGGCGCATGCCACCGGAAAAGTCGGTCTGTCCGTCAACAACTTGGTATCTTCTATCTGATCTCATTCGTTACCATTCGTCCATATCACCATACATGGGGTCAGCCGGATAAGCCTCATTGCCCCTGGCCTGTTGCCTCTCAATCTTGTCTTTCGCAACCTTAAACAGTCCAGTCCAGTCACCCTTCGCAGTCTGTCCGTCCCAAACCCGTAATTCATCTGCTATATAAGCAATAATGGCCGAATCAGCATGATCTATCGGCCAAGAAAGAACCCGGTAATCAGTCGGTGTAGTGGTAGGAGCAAGTGGATCGTAAGCCGCATCTATAACAGCCGGAACAAATCGTATCTGAGCCAGAATCTTGTATTTGGCAATAGCGTCGGCCTTACTGACAATGATCCGTCTATGCCCGCTACTATCATCAGGGTAAGGATCAAATCTCCCACTGGAAACCTCAACACCGTTAATCGCCGCATTTATATCGCTCTGAGGATAAACTATCGTGTCATCATTATCGGTATCCGTAGCATCAACAGAACGTACCGCCCGCACAGTATCCACAACCGATTCAAAAACAATAATTCCTGTCGCAACCGTGTAACTACTAACATAAGTCGCATTATCGGTATCAAAAACAGGTACTTTGGTATTGTCCCAAGGGTATAAATCGAAAAGGGTCTTGCCACATTTACGGTATTTGGCAATACCTTCATTGATAACATTGTTCTGGATAGGGTCTCTTTCGAGTCCAAGTCCGTCACTTACTGCGTCCTGAATAATCTCCCATACGGTCATAGCGTCTTCCTCTTTGCCTTAATAACGACCCCTTTGGAATAAACCGCCGGGGCCGTGTCCTTAACGCTGGAGACGCTTATCGGACAATTCGATACATTCCACCCAACACCATAGCACCGCCGGAAGCAGGAACAGCTATGTGAACAGGCATATTACGTTTTCCTGAGAAAACATACTTGTGGTCTGTCTGTGCAGTACCCGAAAGGCAAGGGAACGTAACAATATCTGTAGTATCAACAAAATACACCAGATCGTCCGCCGAGCAGGTAATAGACGTATCAAGACTCCATTGAGTCCAGTTAGTAGTCGTATTGGCCTGAACCAACGCGCCCAATCCCGCCAACTGCCAGCCGCTCGTACCATTGTAAATCAGAATAGAGTCGGCTGCGGCAAGTGTTACACCGTCCAGCGTATTACTCGAATCTGTATGAATGAGTATATTGGTTGTCCCCGCAACAGCCGAATCAGCCGAAGTTCTGAGCGACGGTTTATATATACTCATATTCACGTTTGTCGAGCAGGTAACATACATCGTCTCGTCAACGACATAACCGTTTCCGTTCGGGATAGTGAAAGCCATTGCCTCACTTGTACCCGTATCCTGAAACGTACCTACTGCATAATCATTCAGCCCTGCACATACAAGCCCCGCAAGTCCCAAGACTACGAATAGGCTTAATATTGTCTTCCTTACTTTCATGTTGTTTTACCTCGTTTAATGTTAATTTTTAAGGTGTGAACGGGGGAGAGTCTTTCCCTCCCCCGGAATTTCTACTTATTTTTCCTTATACGTAGTTACCAAAACCCTCAAGCATGGCATCAGGATCGTCAGCATCGTAGCCATTTGGTTTCTGTTCGGATACCGGAGCCTTGTAAACACAACCCCATGTATCGTTGATAATACCCGTCTGGTACGGAAGCAGATAACCCAGTGAGTACCCGTAACCAGTCTTCGTGTTATCCGTGATTTTCAGAGGTGGATCTTTCATTGAGCCGCCGTCTTTCCCGGTCATTGGCATCCATGTGTACGTTTTTGCACCAAAGCACAAAGCGGAGTGGATAGGGCCAAAGTTAGCCCGCTTGTTCTCGTTACCAATATCCTCAGTGTAAGGAGCATCATCAATAACAAACGTGAAACCGGCATACCGGAAAGTGGTATGTTCTTCCAGTCCCTTGATAGCCGTCTGCAGCCCACCAGCGATAGCCGCAGTCAAGCGTCCACTATCGTCATCCATAAGCAGGTCAGTCCAGAACGCCTCGGAACACACACATATCCATGTACCACCGATCTTCCTTGCACCAGCAAGTCCAAGCCTTACACCAATGCGGCGCATATCAGCCCAGTTAGCACGTTCGCTTCCATCCATAAGATCGAAGTTGCCAACGTCATTGACGTAATACTTCGCAGCCGACAGGAACGTGAAGCTCTCGTCGTAGAGAGTAACTGTTGCTTCAGCGCTCTGGTCAAATGCTGTAGACGCAATATTGTGAGTTGTATCCCATACACCAGGAGTAAACCGACCAACAACAAAACGGTTCTGCACAAACTCATGCAAACGACGCTTGAGAGCAAAAGGCAGATCGTCTCTTGCCCACTCATCAAGATTGATCCATGAGGTCATTTTTGCGACCTTGGATATGTCGATGTATTCCTGCAAGAATTCAATCGGCAGTTTAACCTGTGCGGTGTTTATGTGCGCGCCGGAATTGGGATCACTACCCGTACCACTCGGAGAAGGCATTGTCTGAGGACGCCTTGCCCTTCCTTTGCGGGTGAACTTGCTCCACTGCCCATCGTAGGTACGAAGCGGATCAACTCTCCCCCATTTCTTATTTGTGAGTATCGTTTCCCAGTCTCGACGTTCCAAAAGACGCTTGTTGAGATATTCTTCAACTAGAGCCTTACCATCATCTTGATTCAATATACTTGTAAGGTTTAATGCCACTTTTTTATCCTCCGCGATTAAGCGGACATTTCTTTAAGTTCTCCTAGAACTGTGTCCGCGTTCCGCTCTTTTTTCGAGTTTGTAGAATGCGACGAAGAACTACTTTCGAGAGAATCAGAAAGATTTAACTTTTTCTCCAATTCTGCGATTTGAGCCTTAGCCGCGTTAAGTTCAGAATCACTACCAGCGGTTACAGTTGGATTGAAAGACTCACGAAACATTTTTGCTTGCGTGTAGGGGTGAGCAACAAAAGTCGCTAATTCAGCACCCTCAAGAATACCCGGCTCGACAATTTGTCCGTTTTCAACTTTACCAATGAGCTTGGTTGTCCATTCGGTAAAGGCTTGCGCCTCGGGCTTAGTAGGATCAAGCAAATCTGCGAAGTCCTTTTTAACCTCAACAACTTCCTTGCCATACGCATTTTGGAAGTCTTGAGCGGTCTTCTGGTCATTTGCATATTTTTCCTGCTCTGCCTTAGTTTCGGAATTTTCACGCGCAATAACTCTCGGCAGGTAATTATTCGCCTGCTCAAGTATATCAGCACTCACCTCTCCAAATCCGCCAACCTCGGCCTTTTCAATGACCTTGTTTATGTCGGCAGAAGATAGATCTTTTGTGATTGCATCTCTTGCGGCTGATTCCAAATGTCGATCTTCGTCGAGTTGACCCTTTATCAGATACTCAAAACACGAATCCGGTGACGGTTGATCCGCCGCTGGAGGCTTGGCCGATTCCTCTGCGTCTTTCAACGCTTGGGCTTTCTCGGCTTCATACTTTACAATGGCTTCCTCTTTCTCTTTGAGGTCAATCCTCATTTTTGCCATAGCATCGTCGGTTTTCTTCTGATCCTCAGACTTCTCGGGTTCAGGGACTATTTCCTTTTCAGGCTCCTTCTCAGGTTCCTTCTCGTCCTCTGGCTTCTGATCCTTGTCGTCGGACTGCTGGTCGTCCTTTTTGTCTTCTTCTTTCACAGCTTCTTTTTCGACAGGGGTATCGTCGGCTTCCTCGTCGTCCTTGACGGGACGCCCCTCGTTTACTTCCTCACCCATTCCGGCAAGTTTTTCTTCGAGTTCGTCTGCGGTTAGGTCTTTCTTCTCTTCTTCTTTGTCTTTCATAACTGTTACCTTCCACGCAATTAAGGCTTGCGGAGCCTATAGTCACGGCTTCTACGGACGCCGGGCCCGTTGTCTTTTACGTCTCCGTTTCTGTCCAATCGTATTCGGCATCTTCTTCCTCGTCTTTGTCGCTTTTCTCCAGTACGGGAAGTGCTTGAAATCCACTTATACAGGCAAGCCAGCCGTCCTTAAATCCTTCGGGAACATCATTATGAAGTATCTGAGTCAACATCTGCGCGATAAGATGTTTCTTGATCTTAGGCCATTGACTGACAATAAAAGACTGTAGATGCTCACGCTCGGCAGGAATGAACTCCGGTGCTTCAAGCACAAGCCTAAATTTCTTGACCTTATTCGGTTTTCTTAGCCAATTCAGCATTTTTGTCTTCCTTATTTTGCGTCTCCATTTTTTCTATGTCTTCTGAGTTCTCAACAGCAAGTTTCTGTATTTCTTCAATTTCCTTATCTCGCTCCTGTCCAGACACTCCAAGCTGTTTAACAGCCTTCAAAACCTCGTTAATCAAAACATACATAGGCGGCTCGGCATTAACTCCAGGCTCTTTAGGATTCTGCAACATGATATCTGCCAAGAGCGGATCGTGCCGCGTCATTACATAATCAAGAGTCTCGTACAGATTCATCGGAGTTTCGCCCTTAAACTGAGCTGCAAAGGCAACGGCTTCCATATCACGGTTGAACTGTAATTCAGGATTAAGATGCTTCTGAGAAGTAGCAGGCATAATCATGTAATCGTAGTCGTAAACTTCCATAGGCGCAAAACCCTGTAGTTGACCGTTATGGATCATCGGGAGCTTTACCTTTAACTCTTTCAATTCAGACCACAGCATAGCGAAGTGTTCTATATCGGGATCATTCACCCTATCGACACTCGCGGAAGACAACATAGCTCTCTGAGCATCTTCTGACTTCTGCTGAGTAGCGGTTTTCTCAAGTTTCCGACTGGAAGATACCGCCGCGCTGTAAAGAGAGTTTCCTGCACCTGACCGCTGAGAGGCTTCTCGCTTCTCGGCATCAATATCAAAGTCTATCTGTCCGGGCTGTACCCACATCGCAGCCGGAGTTATTCCTTTCGGAAGTTTCTTACCTGGCGCCGGCGCAATATTCTGTTCATTGTCAACACTTGATCCATCATCCTGATACATGGGATTCGTTGAGTAATCAGAAAAGATAAGTTTCTTTTTCTTGAGTTTTGTAGCCGTGATATGGTTGTCAATATTCTTATGGCCTAGTCCACGAACATCATACCAGTCAAGCGACCTGTTCTCGAAACGATACTGAATACCAAACCAAGATTTCTTGACCTGAATAGTTTTGGTGGTCTTAGGCTCTCTGGTTTCTTCTTGAGTTTTTTGCCGCTCGTTAATTATTTCGTCAAGTGTCAGAGGAACTTCTTTAGCCTTTGTCCAAGGCATAACCTTTGTCGCAAATTTAGGAACGTCGGGACAGACATAGGATACACAGGCATCACCCTCTTTTACCTTTTCATTCCCGCTCTGTTTTACGTCCCATGCAGTCGCATAATGGAAAGTCTCGTAGAAAACAATAGTCTGGTGAGCATAGTCGGAAACATTGATACCGATTATCTTCTGCTTGATCTTGAGGATGTTTTCTTCGTCGTGATCGCTCTCATTGGAATATGAATCTCCATCACCCTGAGACTTCAACTCGTTAAGGATTTCTTTAGTATGTTTCCACCCGCTATCTTTCTCCTTATCTTTGACCTCACGCGGACTGAGCCGGATAATAAAAGCCATTCTCTCTGCCTTCTGAGACGCAGGCACTTTGGTATCCATAGGAACAATACAGTCTTTAGGGTCAACAGGCTCAGTATTCGGTACTAATCCCCAAAGCGGATCTTCTCGCCGCGTTATCTTAGCGACTGAAAAACCTCGTAGATTCTTGGTGTCAAGCAATACATCCTTCTTGAGCCTGATCCGGTCTATACTCCTCAGAAATGAATCAAAACCCTGTTGAGCTGCCATTACTATCTCTGGAGGTACACCATCAGTAACAGGAGTAAACTTTGCCAAGAGCGGCGTATTGAGCATCATCGAAAGCTCTTGATCCGTCCGCTCACTAACAACGTCGTCAAGGATATTGACAACAGGATTCGGCGCGCCCTTATAAGGCTTGTTCTTCTTCCCGCGCTTGCCCATGCGATACTCAACAAAAGTATCGTCGCGTCTGTTCCAGATAGCGCGGGCTTCTATATCGTCAAATATCTCTTGAAGATACGGACATACCGCAGAATCGCCTTTGCCTTCATTTTCCATAGGTTCCTTTGTAAGATTACTCGTAAGTACCCATGTTCTTCCAGTCGAGAGTGACAGTACCAGACGGATGATTTGTATTTGCACCGCTGTCATTGGCCGCAGGTACAGCCCAGTTCCAATAAACTGCTATTGCGGTAGACGTACCGTCATAAATAGTTCCAACGGTTGCTATCGCGCCCTGTGCACTAAGAACAAGATTCGTACCGCTGACAGTATCCATACTGATATTAGCGATCATATCTGCACCAGTAGCAGAAATAGTCCCGTCATTATCGGTATTGGTAACTGAGCCAACTGCAACATTATACAAATCAGATGAAGAAGCATTGAAGTTAGTTGAGGTCATAGTGCAAACCATGTCAGCGGTTCCACCTTCAAGAACTATATGCCCCTCTGGAAACGTGTAAAGCAACTGCGCATTTTCAAATGCTCCGTCAGCTATAACTGAGGCAGTTCCTTTAAGCGTTAGAATCGACCTGTGACTTATGCCATTTCCATACTCTGCAACAGAGGTCACATTGGTCGTGTTGATCGTACCAACATCAGACGAACAGAGCGGAGGTGATGCAACAGTCGTTGAACTTGTAATTTCTTTAACGGTGATAACCCCATTGGTGTCGATAGTTGCTCCGCCGCTCATGGCAAATTCTGACCATGTGCCATCAGCCTGAAAAATCATCATGTATCCGGCTGTACCCTGTTCGTGTTTATCAATGTAGGTCTGGATACGATTTGCTCCCCAACAATCCTCTGAGCTATTCTGCCACGCACCAGGACCACCTGCTAAACCGATCATTACCGAAACCATGAGAGCGAACACTACTGATATACCCAACATTTTCCTCATCCTACTACCTTCTGTTTTTGTTGCATTTCAAAAATAAAAAAAGAGCAAGAAGTTTTTTAGGCTTCTTGCTCCGGCGTAACTTGCTGAGAGCTAATTATTTATGTTAGTTTTGTCTTACTCAATTCCGTCTTCTCTATGTGTATTTCCTTGTCTCGTTTCTTTATGAGTAGACGACCGTAAGGCATTGCTAGAAAGTCCTTTATGACATTTTCAAGCTCCCAAAAATGTTTGTTATTTTTCGCTTCATGCTCTTTATTCATAGCAAATAAATTACCCGTTTGTCAAGTTTAATCCCATTCCTCACCGAAAACTGAGTCATCTTCGTTATTATCCATACCCTCTTTAACCTTCTTAAAATACTCTGCCGGTATCCCTGTTTTGACTGTCCCTCTGGCAATATCCTCAATGGTAGGCATGGATTCCATACCGGCAACAAGGCCGACAATGGTTTCTAATCTGTCCGGGGATGCTTCTTTTCTTTTCTCCTTGGCCTGTCGCTTTGGTTCCAACCGAAACTTATTATCTTCTGTATTTTTCATCACATATCTGCGGAGGCGCATTTGTTTCAGCAATTTCTCATCTTTTGGGAGAATGAGCAGAGAATCATGCAGGGCCTGCTTGAACGCCCAGTAATCCTCGGTTGCCTTATCAGCGAATTGGGTCTTATCCATAGGATTCTGATTAGAGTTTACCCGGTTGATCGTATAGGACTTCTTCTTCATTTCCGTTATGATCCCGGCTCCCATACCGCCGTTATCGCCGTAAATCTGTTGAGAATTAAGCTCAAACTGCTTGAAAAGACGGATATAAGCATCTGCCTCGTCGGAAGGTGCAACGTGGCCGCTCCGGTTCCAACCGACAATAGGATGGATATAATTGCCATTCCGCACCCCAAAAGTCAATTCATCACCGCCACCTGAGAAATCACACCATGCCCGCTTACTCTTGCCGATATGTGGTCTATTCTGGCTCATAGCATCTTGCGCTGCGCGTATATCTGCATCCGTAAAAACCTGATATGTGCCGGACCGGAAGAATCCAGCGTATAAATTTGATACGATAAACGGATGATCGCGCCCCAGTCGGTTAATCAATGCCATTTTACGCTTGTATGTTATTGGATCTTCGTACAAATGCGGGCATTGTTCCCAAGGAATAGCGAATTTATAGTATTTCCCCTGCCATTCGTAACCAGTTACCCAGTCTTCGGACATACAGGCATCGTGAAAGTTTCCAGAATCGTCGCCTGTTGTGGAGATATAAAGCTCAACAGCAGGATTACAGCGTTCGCCAGCATCAAAAATAGTCTGTTTAATGGATTTTGCTTCATCGAAAATAGTCATTAGCGGGCAAAACCGCTCTACATCGTCCTTATCAGGGTAAAGTTTGGAGTGATACCCCTCAAACCGCTCACCTTCCTTGGTAACGCGGCAAATGATCTTAGACCCTGGCAATACCCCGTCCACGCTTGGAAGCTCTACAGTAGTGCCGTAGGTACGCCATTTCTTCTTATTGGCAATGAGCTTTAAGACCGGCCAAAGTTGCTCTCCAAGCTGATCCTCAGAAGAACTCGTAATAACACACATACCGCCGGGAAAACCAACCGCCCATGCAGAAGCCAGTACAGGTACGAAATAACCACTTTTCCCGGCTTCATTGCACGTTCTAATTGCGACCTGTGCCCCGTAATTCCAACAGGCAGACCATCCTGCATACTGCCAGTCGTAAGGCTGTATTGCCATAAACTCGCGCCAAGTAGCTACAGGACTGTTGTAATCCCGAAACAGAGCCGGTGGCAAGTCCTTCCGAGTAGCTATTTTGCCTTCATTTTCCATTTATTTCAGTCCTTTTGTCGAATCCGGCTCCTTATCCTCTGCCAATTTGTCCCAGTCCTTGTATCCTTCGGTTGCGTCGATAATCTCCTGAATATGTTTCTTGTGCTTCTCCATAGCCGGATGAATGATCTTGCCGCCCATATCACTCCAAATCTTCTTTGAAGCTCCATGAACAAGGCAAAGCGTCAACCCCGCTTTGGCAAGGTGGTCGGTGAAATCGTGATTATCTCTAATCAACTTCTCGCACATTGCCTGCAATTCCTTCTTATTCGGGACTTTAACCTGTTTCTGCCCCTTACCGCCGGGGAAAGATACTCTGTTGTCGTTGTTAATAACCATGAGCCTCCATTACGATTCGGGCAAGTGCGTCTCTTGCCGCGCTGTAGTTGTTCTCAAATCTCGGGTTAGATGGTAAAAATATCTCGTAAATCCACTTGTCTATCTCTGGCCGAACCGTAATCGTGTGCTTCCGGTCAATTCTCCGTAATTGGTCAGCAGAAACCGACGGTTTCCTACTTGGACTAGCTCCCCTTGTTTCATTTTCGGACATTTAAGCCCTCTTTGTTTGATTTGATGAAGCTGTAGCTTTCAGAAACCATCGGTCAGAATTTACCTCTTTTTTTGCCAGGCTATATCTGGGAAACGAATACCGCCGCTGAACGCAGATGCTTGATAGCCTCTGCCCGGTTCTTATTGCTCTTTTCCTCGGCGTGTTTTTCAAGAAAGTTCGCCATTCCGCGAATCTCCTTGACCATTTCCGTCTCTGCAACCTCAACAGACGCCGCCTTTTCCTCGGCGGGATCAAGTATAGGCTTTTTGGTCACCGGCTCCTTGGTTGCTGGCTCCGCTGCATTATCTGGTGTTCTGTCCATGACTATTCATCCTCCTGTATTGAATTTATGTCGTCTTCAACCGTCAAAACACACGGCTTTCCATCGACAACTACTCTGTGACCGCTGTATCTCGTAAGAAAAATAGTATCACCCACTTTGATATCTCGTACCTTCGGTCCAACTGCAAAACACTTAACCCAGTGACCGTCTACAGCATCTTCACACGCTCCCTCGGGAATAATTATACTCCCAACCTTACGCTCCAATAACTGCGGGTCTTCTACCAACACTCGATGGTTAAGGGGTTTCAACATCATCCTCACGTCTCCTATTTTATGTTCAGCTTCTCAATATCTTCCGCCTGTTGCTCTAATGCATCCTGAATGTCTATACCTCTGTCGGCCGTCATAAACCGAGGATCAAACCGAGGATCAATAGACGACTTAGATATTCCCAAATGCCCTATCTCAGTCCGCAACTTCCTGATCTCATCACGCAACTCGCAAAAACAGCTATGCACCAGTGTAATCGTCATAAAAAACATAACGCAATTACCCAAAAAACAACACATAACTACAGTATTACTCATGTCTCTTTACCTTCCTTTTCCAGTAGTTTCCGAGTCAAATATTCCTGCACCAGATTCCAACCAACCTTACTACTCAATATCTTATTCATTAACGATTCCAATTCCGATATATCTCGTTCAACTCAGCCAAATGTCCGACACCAGGGAGATTAGATACGGGAGGATAGGGTGATATATAGTCGTGAGATTGCGCGGGGGGGGGTGCGGGTTCCGATGTGCATGTTTCCCCGCGTCCTGGTGCGGTTGTGTCCTGTGGATCATCGTCAGGGTCTAGAGATGGTACTATGTCATGGATGACGGGTAGCGATGGTGTGCCCTCCGCGCTATCCACCTGCGCCGTTGCACCTGTATTGCATACGGTATGCATCGCATCATGCCCTAAATCACCCTGTTTACTGGTATTTAACTCGCTGTGCGTGGCTTCTTTGTGCTTTGCCCTGTGCGTTACTGCGTCGGATTCACTCTCAAGCGTTACAGATTTGAGTTTCAGGACCTTGCACACCGCCGGCGCCA